AATATTATATAGATGGCCGCGGTATGGAGTCCTATGGTGGGCCCGGGAGAGTCCCCAAATGCCTTCTATAGCGTAAACATATATAAAGGACTCCAGACTCCACAACATATGAGAGAAGTTGAGAGCTAGTTTTTGAGTCCTGGGTCACTATTTAAAAAATGCCTAGAAACCCCGATTCTTTTCGTTTACAAGCCAGACATATTTTCTTAACCTATCCCAAGTGCGATATCCCAAAAAATGAAGCTCTTCAAATGCTTCAAACCTTATCATGGTCAGTCGTCAAACCAACATATATTCGAGTTGCCAGAGAGGAGCACTCGGACGGATTCCCACACCTTCACTGTCTCATCCAACTCTCTGGAAAGTCCAACATCAAGAATAAGAGATTTTTCGACCTTACTCACCCCAGAAGGTCGACCAATTTTCACCCAAACATACAAGCAGCCAAAGACGCCAACGCCGTCAAGAATTACATCACCAAAGACGGCGATTGTTGTGAATCCGGACAGTTCAAAGTGCCTGGGGGTACAAAGAAGAATAAAGACGACGTCTATTATAACGCCATCAATGCACCTAGTTTGGCGGAAGCTCTTGCAATTATCCGGGCCGGAGATCCAAGGGCGTTCATCGTGAGTTACCATAACATTACAGCGAACTTGGAACGCCTTTTCAAAAAGGCGCCTGAACAATGGGTCCCTCCATTTCCACTTTCCTCTTTCACTAACGTTCCTGAACAGATGCAAGAATGGGCGGATGATTATTTTGGAATGGGTCCCGCTGCGCGGCCTGTAAGACCAGTTAGTCTCATAGTGGAAGGTGATTCTAGAACGGGCAAGACGATGTGGGCTCGTGCTTTAGGCCCACATAATTACCTCAGTGGACACCTGGACTTCAATAATCGAGTGTACTCGAATAATGTTGCCTATAACGTCATTGATGACGTAGCACCGCAATACCTAAAGCTAAAGCATTGGAAAGAGCTTCTTGGGGCCCAAAAAGACTGGCAGTCAAATTGCAAGTACGGGAAACCAGTTCAAATTAAAGGAGGGATCCCTTCAATCGTGCTTTGCAATCCAGGCGAGGGATCCAGCTATAAAGATTTCCTGGATAAAGCGGAAAATGCGTCGCTCAAACATTGGACTCTCAAGAATGTTATCTTCATCACTCTCGACGCCCCCCTCTATCAAGAAGGCACACAGGCAAGCCAAGAGGAGGGCGATTAGACGACGACGCATTGATCTAAACTGTGGGTGCACCATATACTTCCACATAGGCTGCACCGGTCATGGATTCACGCACAGGGGAAATCATCACTGCACGTCAGGCAGAGAATGGCGTGTATATCTGGGAGATAATAAATCCCCTATATTTCAAGATATACGGAGTAGAGGATCTGCTATACACCAGGACGCGTATATACCACGTCCAGATCCGATTCAACCACAACTTACGGAGAGCGTTGCATCTCCACAAAGCTTACCTGAACTTCCAAGTCTGGACGACATCTCTGACAGCTTCTGGGTCGACTTATTTAATTAGGTTTAAACAGTTGGTTATGTTGTACTTAGACGAATTAGGCGTAATTTCACTTAACAATGTAATTAGAGCTGTTCGTTTCGCAACTGATAAGTCGTATGTCAGTTATGTACTAGAAAATCATTCAATAAAATTTAAATTTTATTAATTCATGATCGAATCGTAAAAATAGATCCGAATTTTCAACGTTGCATACACAGGATTAGAGGCATGAGTACATGCCATGTACAATAATAACGCATTCTCCGTGTGATTCTCATATTTCCCTGCTTCTTGGTGGTTGTACACCACATGATTGTTGACCTTCCAGAATCTCTTGACCAAGGCTTGCTCGTTGCTCGCGTATTGTCCTCCAGTTACCTTAGCATAAAACTTGTGCATGACCTGCAACCTATCTCTGAGATCGTTCTTGACAGTGGCAGTACTTGGCTCGTTGTCAAACATATTAAACACTTGACCAAAGTCCATAGGCGTGCCATATGGTCTACGATCTCTAACCAGCCAAAAAATGACGCTGTTCGTGTGGTTCTTCAGCTTAATATTCTCATCCATCCATATTTTCCCTAAAATATATACAGACTTAACACAGAAACGCTTACCAACACGGTGGGTGATACCATTACCACGTGTGACATCAGATATACACATTACCTTACCCACGTGTGAGACATCGTGGCGCTGTTCATATGACTGGACTTTACATGGCCCTTCACAGCCTCTCGGAATGTCAGGCGTCCTTAACGTGCGATAGATTCTGGGCTTCCTGTACATAGGCCTGTAAACCCATTCAGAGGCCTTATTAACTTTAGGGCCCAATACTCTCAAGGGAGAGTAGTTGGCATTTCGACTTACCTTAGACGTACCCGCTAATAAGCGCCACGGGGCATCACGCTTGGGCATTTTGCTCTATACCCATTGGGCCATAAGCCCATTAATTTATACTTGACGGTCAACAACTTAGTCGCGAAGTTGTTGCTAATATCTAGGCTAGTCAGGCGCAAAATGATTGGACGATAGAAAAAAGCAACCTTTAATTTGAATTAAAGGTCGCGCTAACGACAAAAGGGGGCTCCAAAATCCGCGCGGCCATCAGT